TATTATCTTTGGTAATTCTGGTGGTTCATTGTTCAGCTATTCCGAAGTGCGGAAACAATACGAAATGATTGGTGTACCCTCTCGTGTATCTGCCTCTGGATTTCAGGCAGTAACTCACATGGGTTGGTCAATTCCAACAGAAACAATGCGTACTTTTCTTAGGGATAACTATTATGGTTTCATTGTAGGGGATGCCTACATTAAGCCTGAAGATAGAAAGCCCCCAGCTAAAACGGATAAATAAATTCATGTGTGTAAAATATTATAAATATAAAGCTATTGTATGCTTAGCTATTGCTAAACCTTTTGGTTGGATTAATAATCTATTCCATGACAAACATGTGGAAGCTTTACGTAAATATCAACGCTGTATTACGCCAGACAAATGATTGGTGCATTAATAGGCCCTATAGCTAATTTAGCCGGTACGTTCCTAGAAGGGCATCTGGCAACAGCAAAAGCTAACACTGACATGAAAGTTGCAGAGGCTAAAGCTAAAGCTAATGTGATGGAGCGTCAGGCTACTGGTGAGATTGACTGGGACTTAGAAGCAATCAAAGGATCACAGAATAGCTGGAAAGATGAATGGCTGGTAATTTTATTTTCAATACCGTTAATCTTAGCTTTCATTCCGGGTGGTGAAGAGATTGTACAGAATGGCTTTGCCCAATTAGAGAAGATGCCTGAATGGTATCAGTATAGTTTAGGTGTGATCATAGCAGCATCTTTTGGAGTACGTAGTGCTACTAAATTCTTTGGGAAGAAAAAAAGATGAGTCCTAAAAAAATAGCAACTATAGTGTCTCTTGTGGCTATAAGTATAGCTGCTGTAATATTTCTGGCAGATGCCATACGATGTGTGCCGCCTTGTGTCTAAATGCAGAAAGAATTATCTGTACATGAAAAGGCTACAATGGCATGGCGTTGGACAGCCCTTATAGTTTACTTATTGATATGCTTCTATGATTTTATGTTTGTGCCGATATGGTATGGTATTAATCGCCCCGATATAAGCCTGTTCATGGAAATTATTAATAGTACTTCAGAACCAATGGTTCAAATGGAATTAATGAAGAAGCTTACAGGACAACACAATCCATTTACATTAATGGGTGGGGGCCTGTTTCATTTGGCCTTTGGTGCCATTCTAACCGGTTCCGTATTTGCTAAAAAATAATAGGTGGATAATAATAAATGACAGATGAAAAAGTCAAAGTTATCGAAACATCTAAAGAATATGAGCTATCTGTATCTGATTTAGTTCCAGAGGCAGGCGAGGTTACAGCTACGTGGTATGGTAAAACGGCTGAAGTAATTGATAATTTTCGTGTTGTGCCTAGATTAATTATGGTAGCATATATTTATGCATTCTATCAATCTACAAATTGGTTTATGACCTTAACCGATCCAAGTAACGCGCAAGCTGCCTTTATCTCTACTATTGTAGGTGCAGGGGCAGCTTTCTTTGGCTTATATGTAGGTAAGCCTAGTGGCGCTACTATAAAGAAAAAACGCTAATGATTTTATTCAATAGAGATATTCTCATTAAACAGCTTGTGAAACACGAAGGTGTTGTACTTAATGTATATCAAGATAGTTTAGGTATTGATACTATTGGAATAGGCAGAAATCTTACTAGGGGTTTATCCGAATTTGAATTACAGGTATTAGATAAAACTCTTGATGAGATTTACGAAGAAGGTATTACAGAGAAGGATGCTTATTTTCTTTTAGGTATTGATATAGATACGGTAACTAATGAGCTATTTAAAGTAAAGCCTACAGCAAGACGTTTGGATGCTATTAGACAGTCTGTATTGATGGACATGGCATTTAACATGGGCGTACCTAGATTATGTGGATTTAAAAAAATGTGGATTGCTTTAGAACGTAGAGATTTTGATTTAGCCGCTACGGAAATGTTGGACTCTAGGTGGGCAGAACAAGTAAAAACTAGAGCAACAAGATTGGCTCATTCTATGCAACATGGAACATATATATAAAGGAATAATATAAAATGTCAGATAAGAAAAAAACAAGAAGGGTAAAAAGAAAAAATCCTATTGATATAAAAGCTTATAAAGATGCTGATCTTGTTCCAGCAGAATTTTATGATAAAAAGACTGGAGAATATCAGGATTTGAAAACTTTTTTTGCTTCTCAGCTTAGTAGAAAATCTGCTTTAGATAGTAAGAAAACTCAAAAAAGTAGAGACAGAATGATAAAATTGTTAAAAAAGTGGGGCATAGATACATCAGATGAAGAATATGTAGATCGTGTAGAAAAGGCTGAAACAAAAGCTAAGAGGAAAAAAGTTACTGGTCCTGAATTAACTACACCAAAATCTAAAAAATCTAAAGCCGCCAAAGGTAAACTTATAGGACCATCCTATAGGCATGGTCGTAAAGACTATCGTAAAGGTGGATTATTTAAATAATATGAGCAAGAACTTAACAGAAAAACAGGCAGCTTTTCTTGCAGCATTATTTGATGATGCTGGCGGTGATGTTGTAAAGGCTAAATTAATAGCTGGGTATTCTGAGAAAACAAGTACTACAGAGATTATCCGTGGCCTACGCGATGAAGTACTAGAGGCTACACAGTTATATATGGCTCGTAATGCGCCAAGAGCAGCGATGGCAATGGTTGGTGGTATAACCGATCCTACGGAATTGGGCATAAAAGAAAAGATGACTGCCGCTAAAGAACTATTGGATAGAAGCGGATTAGTTAAAACTGAGAAGTTGCAAGTAGAAAGTTCTGGTGGAATCATGTTGCTACCAGCTAAAAATACTTCGGATGATGACTAGAGAAGTAGGTGTCTGGAAATTACCCCAGCCTACGGACTTAAAGGAAGAGGGTGAGTGGCTAAAGATACCTAGAATAGCTAGAACAATTCCTTTTGGTTATTGTGTAGACGATAAAGATAAGGATGTTTTAGTACCTGTAGTATTGGAATTAGAGGCACTAGAGCAGGCTAGAAAATATACAAAGCAGTATTCATATAGAGAAATAGCTAACTGGCTCAGTACTCGTACAGGAAGATATATCTCACATGTAGGATTAAGGAAAAGATTAGCCCATGAGCGACAGCGTAAAGATCAAGCTACAAGCCTCCGCAGATGGGCAGACTATGCGGAAAAGGCAATCCTCAAAGCGCAAGAAATCGAAAAAGAAAGAACCGGCGCAAGAGAAACAGCTTAGTAAAATACGCATAGAAAAAGAAGAAGCTATAGAAGATATACACCATGTAATCTTCAAACCGAATGAAGGGCCACAAACTGAATTTCTAGCTGCAAGTGAAAGGGAAGTACTATACGGCGGTGCAGCAGGAGGTGGTAAATCATATGCGATGCTGGCTGACCCTTTACGTTATATGGGGCATCCCAGCTTTAGCGGCTTACTATTACGCCATACAACAGAAGAGTTGCGGGAGTTAATATTTAAGTCGCAAGAACTGTATCCACAAATCTGGCCGGGAATTAAATGGTCAGAAAGAAAGATGCAGTGGGTCGCGCCTTCTGGAGCGCGTCTATGGATGTCCTATCTGGATAGAGATGAGGATGTAGCGCGTTATCAGGGTCTGGCTTTTAGTTGGATAGGCTTTGACGAGTTAACACAATGGGCTACCCCATTTGCATGGAATTACATGCGATCTCGTCTACGGTCCACTGCCCCCGATTTACCTATCTATATGAGGGCAACTACTAACCCCGGAGGTAGGGGGCACGGCTGGGTAAAGAAAATGTTTATTGACCCTTCTATACCAAATAGAGCATTTAATGCTACCGATATAGAAACAGGTACAGAACTACTTTATCCAGAAGGACATTCTAAAGAAGGTGCGCCGCTATTTAAGCGCAAATTTATACCTGCCAGCTTAATAGATAATCCGTATTTGGCAGAATCTGGTGATTATGAGGCTATGCTTTTATCCTTACCAGAACAACAAAGACGCCAACTATTGAATGGTGATTGGGATATTAAAGAAGGTGCTGCCTTCACAGAATTTGATAGAACTATACACGTAGTTGAGCCGTTTGATATACCTTCTAGTTGGATTAAGTTTAGGGCATGTGATTATGGTTACGGTTCATACAGTGGAGTAGTTTGGTTTACTGTCGCTCCTGATGAGCAGTTGATTGTTTATAGAGAATTATACGTATCTAAAGTATTGGCTACCGATTTAGCAGATATGATTTTAGATATAGAACAAGCGGATGGAACAATTAAATACGGAGTACTTGATAGTTCCTTATGGCATAAACGGGGAGATACAGGGCCTAGTTTAGCTGAGCAAATGATTTTAAAAGGATGTCGGTGGCGTCCTTCAGATAGAAGTAGAGGAAGTAGAGTATCAGGTAAGAACGAGATACATAGACGTTTACAGGTAGATGAGTTTACAGAAGAACCAAGATTGGTATTTTTCAATACCTGCGTAAATACAATATCTCAATTACCTGCTCTGCCTCTTGATAAGAATAATCCAGAGGATGTGGATACAAAATCAGAAGATCATTTATATGATGCATTACGATACGGCATTATGTCTCGACCCAGATTTAATATATTTGATTTTGACGTAAACTTGTTGACAAAGGGATATACACCAGCCGATGCAACATTTGGGTATTAAGGAAAATTAAATGGCCGAAGAAGAAGACAATGTAATAATTGAAGAGCAGGCACTGGCTATGGAGGATATTAAAAAGTCTTCAGACGAAGAAGATATCTATACCAATTCTCCTATCGTTAGATTTGTTCAAGATAGGTATTCCCGTGCAAAGAATTTTCGGGACACAGACGAAGAGCGGTGGCTGAAATCCTATCGTAATTATCGTGGCTTGTATGGACAAGATATTCAATTCACGGAAGCAGAAAAGTCTCGTGTCTTTATTAAGGTAACTAAAACAAAAACGCTGGCTGCCTATGGTCAAATTGTAGACGTACTATTTGCTGGACAGAAATCTTC